CTTTCTTGGAATTCTAGCTGTACCACCTTTTGCTTTACCAACTCTTACACAGTTTGGAACTGATCGATTGCCTTTTTTCTTAAATCCTTTTTGTTCGTATCCTCTCCAACAAGTGCCTCTTGGCATTATACTAATCCTCCTGATCGCATATCTTTTCTACCTGCAAATGTTTTTACATTAGAAGGTTTAGGACCTGTATTAGAAGCTTGTTGTTTTCTTTTTACAGCCGATGCTCTTTGACCACGACTCATAGCTCTAGCTTTTGCAATGGGTACACATTTTGGATAATTTTTTCTTGTCTCTCCACCACTTCTTCCGCATTTAGGATAAGATCCATCGGGTTTTCTATTTGCAATATCAACCCAGTTATCTTGGACCCACTTACGTAAACCCATATTAATATTTTTTTGTAACTTTTCTTCTATTTTCCATTACGCCGCCACAACCTTTTGCAACGCCGCCTTGTTTGTAATTAGATACCATTTTTCTCTCTTGTGAAATACTACCGCCACCCATTTTTTTCTTACGTCCACCTGGAACTATTTTTCCAGAACAAACTGCGCCCGCATACATGTTCGCGTACGCGCTCGGGTACACTTTAAATTTTGCTTTTGCAGCAGCTTTTCCTCTTGGGCAAAGTTTAGCCATTAATAACCTCTCATTGCAATTTTTGGTATTCCTCTTATTAATCCACCTTTAAATTTTTTAACTCTTCCACCTTTTTTAAATGAATCTTCTTTTTCTCCATATTCTTCCATTTGATTTATCTCAGACATCTGCTCATCAGATAGAGGACGTTCTGCAGCGCCTAGTTCAGTTGGTTCTAAAATTGCTATAGCAGTTCCAACTCCAGGGATTGCTTTTAAACCTGTTTTACCTATTGCTTTTGCCGCTTTGTATTTTTCTCTTCTTGCTTCTTTTTTAATACCTTCTGCCTTCTCTACATCCTCTGCACTTGTTAATCCTTTTTTTCTAGCAAGATTTATAAATTTTTTTCTTCTCTCGCTATATTTGGACTCATCATAATCACCTACATTACTTCTAGGTTCGTCTGAAGACATTCCTTTTTTAAGTCTAGCCAACTCTTTAAACTTTTCTGTTTTTTCTTTTCCTTTTAAATCTGTTCCAGATAGTTCTTCAAAAGCTGTTGTGAAAGGATTTTTTTCTTTAGGCATATTATTTTTTCATGTCAGAGTTTTTCATCATTTTTCCGTTTGGCATTTTATGCATTCCTTTTTTTACCATGCCACCTTTTTTCTTAATAACACCTCTACCTTTTAAAATATCCTTAAAAGTAACTTTACCATCTCCAGTTAAATCTGGAAAACCTTTTTTACCTTTAGCTTTTCCACCCTTCATCATTTTTTCTCTTGGTCTTATACCGTAATCATTTCTCATTTTATCTCCTATCCATTTTCATGGTTGTTGTTTGTTGGTCTACTCGCCATCGTTCGTGCTACTGATTCCGCAGATCGTCCGATGACATACCCGCCAAGTCCAACATTTAATAATGTCCAAACATCGCCAGGTAATTCAAAAGAAATCACAGCTCCTGTGAATACTTTTATAACGGGTCCTATAACATAGTTCCATACTAAAATAAATATTAATACGTACATTAAAAGGGGCCTCCACGAGCTAGCGAACCAGCCAGCTTTTGCCTCTGCTTCTATAATTTTAGCTGCAGCCGTTAATTCTTGTGTATGAGATTGTAGTAATTGAGTTTGTAATTGAGCTTTTAATTTTTCTTGTAAATCTTTATCAGGAACAGCTTTTTCAATTGTACTAAATAGGATTTTTGCAAGTGGTGCAACGGCTCCTAGCATTTGAATCATGATTTAGTACCACTTTGCTGATCTTTTTTTCTCTGGTAGAATACTTCCTTGACCTTGAACTTCTTCAACTTGTGTTTCTTGTGGATTTGACATCTCAACTTCTACACCACCAAGTAAGTTTCCTTGATTATCAGTGAATCTTGAAAAATCTACATCTTTTTCTTTTGAAGATGAAGTAAAAGTTCTCGTTGAATTAGCTAATCCACCTACAGCCATTTGTTTTCTGCTTTTTCCAGCTTCAGATAAGGCAATAGCAATAGCCTGTTTAGGACTTTTTACTTTTTTTGAAGATTGACCAATATTAAGTTCTCCTTTTTTGAACTCTCTCATTACTTTACCAATTTTCTTTTGTGGTTTTGTCATTTTCATAATCATATTTATACTCCTTTTTTGTTTTTTAACAATAACTATTGTATTTTCTTATTCATATTAGAAAACTGTTGTTTTGCAATAGAAGTTGCAGCCCTTAATTCAGCTAAATCTTCATTTTGTTGAAATTTTTCTTGTGTATTCATCTGATTCATCATAGCTCTCATCTTATCTAGATTAATTCTATCCTGACCTTCTTGTTTTTTTCTAAAATTCTCTTGAGCTTGTAGGTCAAGTTCTCTAGATTTTAATGCAGCAATAGGATCATTATCAAATTGAGAAGTTATTTTTTTCTCTTCCTTCATAAACTCATCCATCATCTCAGCAATTAAGATTGCTTTTCTAGATTCTAATTTCATTTGAAACTCTTGAACCTGTGCTTGAACGGCTGGATCTTGTGCAGCTTGAGTATTTTGAGAAAGCATTTGTATTTGTTGTAACTCTTGTGCAAATTCTAACTCTACTTGTTCTAAAGCCATTAAAGAAATATGTTCAAAAATATTTTTCTCTAACGATCCCATGATCATCGGATTATTTTTTGCAATGTTAGTTGACATAAAATTTAAATGTGCAGTGACATGTGCTCTATGATCTTGTCCTCTAAATGCTTGAAAAGGTTGTCCTCCTAAAGCATCAATATGTTCTAATGCAGGATCCTTTGGCATAGGTCTTGCAGGTTGAATTAAAATTTTATCAATATCTTTCACTCCTAATGCTTCATACATTTTTCTATAAATCTCATACAAGTTGTGTATTTGAGGATTGGATTGAGCAAGTTGTAATTCAGTTTGTGCTAAACTAATTCTTTGTGTTTGTGAAAATATATTTGGATCTGCAACAGGAACAATATCTATTCTGTCATCAAAATCTACTTGTTTAATATTTTTTTGTCCACCTACAACATCATAAGGATATTCTTCTGGTAGATATAATTTAAATACTCTTGATAATAATTTGAATTCTAATTTTAAAGAAGCATATAATCTTTTATGTATAGCAGACATTGTTCTGCTTCCTCTTTCCAGCAAAGCCACGGTCGTGCCCACTGCTGCTTGTTGATTTCCATCTCCTACTTGTATGTCAGCAATAGATGCAAATCGTTGACCTGCTTGAACCACAACCCCCATTAATGCTAATAAAGTTTGTGAAGGTTCCTTATAAGGCAAAGTCATAAATGCATCTCTGATGTTTCCACCGGGTGCATCTACATCTCTAAACTCTCCTGGCTGAATAGATTGTGCATCATCTCTAATTCTTATACCTCGCATTTTAAATCCTGCTGGTAAATTAGATAATGTTCCTGCATCTAACAGTTGACGTAAGGCTTGAGTAGCAGTTCTTGATAAACCACCAATCATATGAATTAAACCAAAACCATAAAACCCAAGTCCTGGTAAAAATTTAAATTGAATAAAGTATTGAATTTTATTTTTTTTAGCATCACCTATTTCATAGTTTCTACGAATAGATAAAATTTCACGAGAGCCTTCTTCTATCGTCACGATGTAAGGAAGTTTTATTCCAGTCATTTCCCCGTTGGGATCACGATCTTCAAAGCCCTCGAGATCCAAGTTTACATGACATTCTATTAATGTAAAGATGTCTTCATAACCTGATTTAGTTACTCCTTGAATTTGTCTCTCTTTTGATTTTATATCAGAAGTATCTACAGCAGAATCATCGCTAGGTAATAAATCTAAATCTTTATAAAAGCCTGCAACTTGTTGTTTTCTTAATTCATTGCCAGACATTTTTATAACATGCATAATCGCTTCAGCATCATCTAATGAAGTTGCTGAATAAGGAACTACTAGATCTTCTGCGGGTACAAATTTAGAAACAGCTCTTCCAAGTAAATCATCATAATAAACTTTTTTAAATGCT